TAACACTTCTTGCGGCCTCGAGAAGGTGGATTGAGCCACTGTTAATGTAGAACACGACAGCTAAGTGCAGTGCTGTGTTGACATGAGAGTCTCCGACCATCTGGGCTGTAGTGCCGCTAGCACAGACCCAGAGCCCATACGCGCCGCCATTTGCCTCGGGGTCGGTCCCCAAATTATTTGTGGTTTTCCAGCCAGCTCCGGCGTCACCACCGGTAGAAGAGCCAACGCTTGTTTGTTGCCCCAAGAGGCGGATGTATGTAAGCGGCGCAACACCTGACTTTAAAAATGCTTGGGCGGCGTAAGTGCCATACATTGGCGATGAAAAGTTGCCTTTTCGATAAACGTCGTCATTGGATCCGCCAGGAACTGTATTTCCAAACATATCAATAAATTCAGAATATGAATTAACTTTTACTGGCTGCATTGCAAGGCCGCGGGTGGATCGACCGACAACCACAGGGCCGATTGCATCTACAGAATTAGGTATTCCAGAGTTATCAATTTCATTAATAAAAACACCCGGTGATATAAACTTAAAGTTTTTTACTGACATGTGATTTATTTCCTTAGTTCATTTAAATTGTGTTCATTGCTATACATTAAAAAACGTATTTCCACCGCCGCCAACAGCCGCAGAATTATTCGTGGTTTCTACTCTCGCCCAATCATATTTAATCGTAAGAGACATTTCTGTTAGGTCATCGGCGCCATACTCCAGATCGCCATATTTCACCTCAGTGAGAAAGGCGTTCCAAAGAGTCCAGGTTTCAATGGTTTTTCCATTAGAGTCTATTTGAGCGATCACCACAGAACCCAGGGCTCCGGCAGCTTTTGCTTTTGAGATTGTTCCCATACTTTCGTTAGTAGAATCAGTTGGCGGAGAATAGCCGGACTGAACGACAATGTCGGAAAGGGTCGCTGCCATATCGGGCTCTACCGGATCTACTAGTGTTAAAGTAATATCCTGCCAAGTTACTGAACCTGGATAGTAAAACGTATGGTTTAAATATTTGTGCTCTGATGAGGCAATTTGAAAAGATGGCTTCGATACTGTCTTGGCGTACCATAGTACGGCACCCCCTTGGGCAGCTTGAATACCAGTGAATGATACCGTAAACCTAAACTTTCTTTTGGGATCCTTTAGGGTTGTGTCGGCTCGAAAGTCGGTTGACCAGAATGGCATTTTTAGTTTCTCCTTTAGTCTAAATTAATTAGTCAATTCAAAATTATTAATCATCAAATGATGCACCAGTTGATGTAATAACAAAGTCGATAGAAATGTATTCGATTGCTCTGGCCGGCTTAACCATAATCTTAGCATATAAAATGTTTTGATCGATTAAGTCGGGTGTAGTAGTGGTTTCATCAAGAATTAGTTTATAATCCGTGATGCCAAATTTCGTCTTGACATTCGCCAAGAATGGCTCAACGAGACCTCTGAACCTGTCCCATGTTGCTTGAACATTTTGTTCAAAAAGGACCTGTGCTGATATGATGGAAATTTGCTTCTTAAGGTAAATTACCAGTCGACGCACATTGATTCTATCGAGGGCGGATCTTCTTTCTTGAAGGGTTTTCTGTCCAAAGACCACAATCCCGGTATTTGGGAAAGAGGCTATCGGATTGATTCTCGCTTCATAAAGAAGATCGCGATCCTTGGATGTCAAGCGCTCGGTGACACTAGTAATTGGAATTCCGGCGGCGCCCTCAGTCAAGCCGCCGCGATTAAATCCGGCAGGAGCGAACCAAACCGCAGTCTTAGCCTCAGAGCTTCCAAGAACTCCCATCATAGCTACAGTGGGCGGAATCCAAAGCATTCTGCCGCTAGCAGCATCACGAGTTTGTACCCATGGATAGAAAGTGGCACCATATGAGGAATCAACTCTTCGATCTTTCAAATCGTTAACCGCTGTTGTTGGCGTTGTGCCGCGGCGGGAAGACTTATCAGAATAATATTTCTCATGCGGGGGAATGTAAACACTCGGAAGATCGATAAGTGCCAAGCTGTCCCCTCTGCTTTCACATACGTTTATCATATGTTGTGTTAAACTCGTATTTGTGAGGCCCGGGGCAACCAATAGATTCATGTCAACTGATTCCGGATCAGATACTGTGTCCACTGCCCGCCGCCATGTGTTATACACATAACTTGTGTCTTCTGTTACGGCGCCGCCTATCCCTGTGTTATAAAGAGGATCGGGCTTCTGGATGTCCCACCCATCAAAGCCGCCCCAAAATGGCGCGGTAAATCGGTTAATCTCGTTGTTCAATATTGCAGTGTAGCTGCTTGAAGTGGCTGAGCCATTAGCAATTCCAACGGTCGAACCACCATAATTAGCACGAGAACCAGATTGATAGTAATAGCCGCGGGCAGGATAATGAACCACGTCATCAAGCGAGAACACGTAAGACCATCCCTCAACGCCGGCGGTGGCTGTCCATGCGGCGATTTGACCATTTGTGCCGGCCGTCGGATCATCGGGGAAACCAGCATATAACAGCCGATTACTGTCGACGGTGCTATTATCGTGACGAGTTGAGCCGCTAGTGCGAGTTGTTGAAAAACCCCAGTAAGCATTTCTTGTATCCGATAAGCCGCCATCACTTGCAGATAGCCGGCTTCTGTTAACCGGGAAAACCAAGGACGCAGTAACTGCCTGAGCGGGAAGAAATGTAGCGTCTGTAGCCCCTTCGGAAATGGCTGGGATCCCTCTTACATCGCCCGCCATCGATATTGGCCAGGGTGCGTTAGGGTAACCGGCGCCAGGATTATTGTTATCGCGACCGGTCACTCCGGTGCAACTAGGATTTAAACCTTGAGCATTAATAACAAAGTTTGCCCCAAACGCACCTAAATCATAATCAGTAGATGTTTTGGCTCCGGTACCGCCAGAACCAGTAACATCAACAAATTTTGGAGGACCAAAGTAACCAAATGGCAAATATAGCGGGTCTGTGGCGGCAGCATCAACTTCAGGATTTGTTTGTACGTATACAAATCTAGAATTGTTGGCATACTCTCCGTACACTTTTAATCTTCTGGTGGTCGGATCCCAACTTGTGTACTGATCTCCGATCTTACGGGCGACATAATTTGGGCTAGTAGGATCAAGATTACAATTATCAAATCTTTCCATAACTTGAACATTATTGTCTGTATCATTAAGGGCACGAAGAACTACGGAAAATGTGCCGTATTCTGTCGCGTTGGTGTTTGATTGTCGGATGTCCTCAATTGAAACCTTTACATTCTTATGCAGCCACTCGCCATGTCCGCGCCCAATTAGGCGGAAAAGCTTTTGTTGAATTTGTGGGATATATGATGTGGGATCGCCGCTCAGGTCCTGTGCTATAAACCATCCAGCAACGGCCTCGCGGGAAGCTTGCTTTTTCATGTTTTGGGGACCAGTAGATGCGGATCCGCTTTGAGCGATCCCCAGTATAACACCCTGGAGCCCGTTGGTAGAGCCGATAAGATCGCGGTCTCTCAGTTCTTGCTCAAAGCTTTCCCCAAGCCAAACATCATCAATTGTTGCGGCTGGATAAAAATCCGCCGCGGTAGTAAGGAGTTGCGGATTTGTGTTAAAGCGCTTGCGAATAAACTTGTCGCTACTATCGTCGAAATTAAATTTAATTCTTTTTGGGGATGCCGTATTTGATCCACTATATTCAATCGTAAAAAGACTATCGCTGTCTTCTCCAAGCACAAGTCCGCGACCGTTGTAAGTCCCCAAAGACGCGGTCAATCCAAGAGCCGTGAGACCGTCGGCGCCGGCGCCGCGAACTGGTCCTACCAGGCTAACAGAGCCTGAATTCATATAAAAAATAGCTGCCAGATGTAGCTCATTTCCGGAAGAATAGGCATCCGTACTAGATCCCGAAGCACAGACGAAAAGACCATACGCGCCACCAGTTGAGTTAGGAGAAGTAGAAATATTTTCTGAAGTTTTCCAGCCAGCGGCGGCAGCTAAGCCGGCAGTGGAGCCCGCACTTGTTTGTTGGCCAAGAAGGCGCACATAAGTAAGTGGCGCAACTCCTGATCTCAAAAAAGCCTTTGCGGCATAGGTGCCATACATTGGAGAAACATAGTTTCCATCGCGATAAACGTCGTTGTTGGTGCCGCCCGGAACTGTGTCGCCGAACATATCAACAAATTGAGAATATGATTCTACTTTTATCGGTTGCATTGCAAGGCCGCGAGTAGAGCGGCCGACAACCACGGGTCCAATTGCATCTACAGATTTTGGAAGATGGGAATTATCAATTTCATTAATGAAAACCCCAGGAGAGACAAACTTAAAATTCTTTACTGACATGGTTTTTTATTTTCCTTCGCTCGGTTGACAAAATGCTGTGGTAATCTTTTCACATAGTCATAAATAAGTAGTATTTTCAACTTCAAACGTCAGGAAGGTATTTAATAAAACCATTTTTACTTCAGGAGCTAATCGTCAAAAAACCCGTCGTTCCCAGGAACTGGTCCGGACTCTCTAGGGTACGTTAACTCAACCACATTTTCATCAATTCTCACAATTGGTCGATCGTCGTTCTCTCCCTCGCCTACCAAATATCCCAATACTTTGATGGTAATCTCTGATGTGAACATTCTTAGATCCTCTCCAAGACTGCTTATATTGTTACTGTGGGCGAAGCTTTGGTCTACAAAAGCCTCATATAAATGGCCATTTCTTTTCATAACAAATGGATTAATTTGTCCTGGTCGAGCAATAAATGGTGTCATTTGGCTATTCATTTG